CGCCGGATGTATATTACCTAGAGCTAGCCATGCCAAACACCTTTGCATCTGGTAAACGGGCTATATCGCAGTGCGACCGCTGTAACTTCAGGTTTCAGTTAAAAGAACTACGCATTGAGATTATCAAAACTAAGCCATACCAGCTATACGTTTGCAAGGCGTGCTGGGATCCTGACCATCCTCAATTGCAGTTGGGTATGTACCCTGTTGAAGACCCGCAAGCATTACGGCATCCAAGACCGGATAATACGTACTATCAGGGTGGATATACAGGCTTGCAGTTAAATCAAAATGCAGGTTCAACGCTTACCGGGTTTGGAGACCCTACAGGCGGTAGCAGAGTGTTTCAGTGGGGTTGGGCACCCGTGGGCGGAGCAAGCGGTTTTGATACCCCATTAACGCCAAATTACTTGCTTTCACAAGGGCAAGTGGGTAATGTAACGGTAACGACAACATAGGAGAAAGACATGTTTAAAAAAGGCGCAGATGGTGTAACTAAAAAAGGTAAAACCAAGGGTACAAACCTAGGTGATACAGGCCCAAGCGTTGGCATCCAAAAGGGTGGCAAAGGCGGTGCGGGTGGTAAAACCAATGAGCAAATGCTAAAAATGGGTCGCAATATGGCTAAAATAGCTAACCAAGGAATGATGCGCAAAAGCGCAGGAAGAGGTCGATAATGGCTAAGTACAGCATGAAACGTGATGGTAAAGAGGTAGGTCCAGCGTCTGTGTATGCTGAGCCACATACTATGTCAGGCAAAAAAGTAACTGTTGCTGGTGCTATTAAAGATACATCTGGTGCGCAAGTTATGGATGAGCTCGACATTTCTGTGGGTAAACTGAGCAAAAACCTTGGTAAAGGCGTGAAGACATCGGGTATTGAGACTCGTGGTAACGGAGCTGCTACTAAAGGGCGTATTGCTAGAGGACCAATGGCTTGAACTACGTTCAGTTATACCAAGCCGTTCAGGATTATGCGGAATCTACAGAGCAACTATTTGTAGAGAATATATCTACTTTTGTCCGTCAGGCAGAAGAACGGATATATAACACCGTCCAAATCCCATCGTTGCGCAAGAACGTGACGGGTACGCTTACGGCTAGCAATAAGTATTTAAGCTGCCCAAACGACTATCTGTCTACGTTTTCAATGGCAGTTATTGAAGACTATGGCACAGCTAACGAAAACTACACATACTTGCTTAACAAAGATGTTAACTTCATTCGTGAGGCGTATCCAAATCCCACGTCTACGGGTTTACCCCGATATTACGCTTTATTTGGATCGCAGTATTCCAACGCCAATGAACTGTCTTTTATTCTAGGACCAACACCGGACGACAGCTATAACGTAGAGTTGCACTACTATTACTACCCTGTTTCTATTGTGCAAGGCGCTATTTCTAGCGGCACTGCTACTGGTGGTTCTAGCTACGTAAACGGGATTTACAGCAACGTACCCCTATCTGGTGGTCAAGGTTCTGGGGCAGTGGCAAATATTGTGGTAACTGGTAATGCGGTGACTAGCGTAAATATTAAGAGGCAAGGCAATTTTTATACTGTTGGGGATGTCTTAACAGCGTCTTCTTCTTATATTGGTGGCTCTGGTACGGGCTTTTTATACACCGTTACTGCTGTAGACAATATCGCTGGTACGTCTTGGCTGGGTGATAACTACGACCCCTGCTTACTTTATGGTTCATTACGTGAAGCCGTTATATTCCAAAAAGGCGAAGCCGATATGGTTGCCCTTTACGAGAAACAATTCCAAGACGCCATGGCACAGCTTAACCGTCTTGGTACAGGTCTTGAGCGTGGCGATGCTTACCGTGATGGGCAAGCTAAGATTAAGGTTAACCCATAATGCCAATATCACAAGGTTTATGCACTGTCTTCAAAGTAAACTGCTTAAGCGGTTTAGAGAACTTTGCGGCTGGCACATCGTATACCTATAGGATTGCGCTCTATACCTCTTTTGCAAACTTAGACTACACAACGCTAGTCTATACAACAGACAATGAGATAACCGGTACAGGGTATACCGCCGGGGGTAATGTACTAACCCCAATCGCTCCGGCTAGTAGTGAGCAAGTAGCGTATATTTCGTTTCAAAACGTAACTTGGAGCCCCGCTAGCTTTACTGCTAGAGGAGCCTTGATTTACAATGACACAACGAATGCGGCAGTTGCGGTACTAGATTTTGGATCAGATAAAACGGCTACAAATACGTTTACTGTAACTTTCCCAACGGCGAACGCAACAAACGCCATTATTAGATTGACTTAAGGAGCATTTATGAGTTCAGAATTAACAAAATTAGGTGATAGCTTCGGAGCTAGTGCTTCCTATGGCGGCGGTTCTGTAGAAGCTGTAGGCTTAGAAGGTGTTTATTTAGCAGAGTGTTTTGATTCTGAGGGAAACCTTAAATGGAGCGACACCATCCCCAACCTAACTACTAACGTAGGTCGTAAGAATTTAATGGATTCTTACTTCGGTAATACAGGTGGCGGTGCCATCGTTATGGGTCTAGGCGGTGAGAGTGGCGGTTCTTTTACCCCTGCTTATGCTGATACTCAAGCTAGCCACGCTGGTTGGTTAGAAGTTGGTGGTGCTAATGCCCCAACCTACTCTGGAACTCGTAAAACCCCAAGTTTCTCAGCAGCAACAACAGCGAATCCATCCGTATTAGCTACATCTGCTGCGGTGGTGTTTAGCATGACGGGTTCTGGCACGGTTTACGGGGCGTTTATTAACGTGGGTGGATCTACAGCGATTGATAACACCACAGGCACTTTGTTTAGTATCGGTGCATTTACGGCTGGTTCTAAAACAGTTACTTCTGGCGACACAATCAACGTAACGTATACACTCAGCGCTGCTGGCTAAGGAGCTTTAAATGGCTCTCCAGTTAAAAGACAGAGTACTAGAAACTGCCAGCGCACCTGGCACGGGGACAGTCACTCTTCTTGGTGCTTCGCTTGGGTATCAGTCGTTTAATACTGCTTTAACTAGCGGGAATACGACTTATTACGCCATTGCTGATCTAGGTGGCGCTAACTGGGAAGTTGGTATTGGTACGTTTACTTCGCCAAACCAATTAGCTCGTAACACTATTTTAGAGTCTAGCAATTCTGGCTCTATCGTTAACTTCAGTTCTGGCACACAGAACGTCTTTATTACTTACCCTGCTGAAAAGTCGGTAAATCTTGATGCGTCTAATAATGTATCAGCGTTAGGAACAGTTTCTTCAGGAACTTGGAACGCCACTACGATTGGTGCGGTTTACGGCGGTACTGGTATTTCTAGTTATGCAGTGGGCGAAATGTTGTTTGCAAATACCACAACATCGCTTGATAAACTGCCAATTGGCGCTAACGGATACGTCCTTACTTCAACCGGTACAGCTCCGACATGGGCAGCAAACTCAGGCGCAACCGCAGACGATGCGTACTTTTTATCATTTATGATGGGTTAATATGCCAACTTATTCAAACAATTCCTATGCAGTAAAAGACGTCAGTACGTCTAGCTCAACTGTTATATCAAGCATTGCTTCTGGTACTGTTGCGGTATCAAGCCTTATTTTGTCAAACACAGGTGCAAGCCCAATTACTGTTAATGCCTACATAACAAGATCTTCTGTTAACTACTACCTCGTTTACCAAGCTACTGTTCCTGTTGGTGGTTCTCTTGAAGTAATTCAAGGCAACCGTGTTGTTTTAAAGACTAGTGATTCATTAAGTGTTGTTTCTAGCACAGCCACTTCTTGTGACTGCTGGGTTTCTGCTTTGACTGCGACCTAATATGGCATACATCGGGAACACAGTCGAAAACCAAGGGTTTACTCCCGCTATTGATTACTTCAATGGTAATGGCGTTACTGTAACGTTTACTTTATCTCGCCCTATTGCTTCCGTAGCGCAGGTGATTGTTGCAGTAGATAACGTCATCCAAAACCCAAGCTCTGCTTTTAACGTAGTTGGCAACTCAATTACCTTCACAAGCGCACCGTTATCTGGCACAAACAACATCTGGGTTGAGTACACAAGTTTAATTACGACTTACCAAGGCATCTCTCAAGACCCAACCGTTATTGGTGACATCCGGGCTACTGGCGGTTATTTAGCCGAGGGCGACTTTGGTAACTCATTTATCGACGGCGCAATCCTTGATTATGTAACAGGCGCTGGTCGTATTACTGTGGGCGAGCTAGATAACCTAATTTTCTACCACGGCGGTACAGCGGGTCGTTCTGTAATGATGGACTTGTACTACGCTGGCGGTGCTAAAGTTTATGGTACTACTGCATTAACTATTCCTGTTGGTACGACTGGCGAAAGACCCGGTACCCCCGCTAATGGGATGATTCGCATGAACACCACTACTGGCTATCCTGAGTGGTACGACACAACAACCTCTAATTGGGTGCAATTTAACCAGTCAAAACCATTTTTACTTGACTATCTTGTCATTGCTGGTGGTGGCGGTGGTGGTCGGGCTCCGGGTGGCGGTGGCGGTGCTGGAGGATATAGAACTTCTGCTGGGACAACAGGTGGCGGTGGCGCTGCTGAATCTCAATTAGTTATTACTCCGGGAACAAGCTATACCGTTACAGTTGGTGATGGTGGTTTAGGCTCTACCACCAATAGTGTTGCTGGTGCATCAGGTTCTAACTCTGTATTTAGCACAATAACGTCTACTGGCGGTGGTGGTGGGGGTTCTAGAGTAACTGGTACATCAACTTCTCAAATTAATGGGCAAACTGGTGGATCAGGAGGCGGTGGCTCTCTTTTTGCAAGTTCTCCACAAGCTCCGGGAACAGCAGGAGCAAGAACTGCTAGTCCAGTTCAAGGCTTTAATGGAGGAGCTCAAACTGGAAGTGGCGGTACGGATTATGGTTGTGGTGGTGGCGGTGGCGCAAACGCAATTGGACAAACTGTTTCAGGTGCAACAGGCGGTAATGGAGGTGCTGGTTTAGCTTCTTCTATTACAGGCTCTGCCGTAACTCGTGCAGGCGGTGGTGGAGGCGGTGGATATGGTAGCAGCGGTGGTTCAGGCGGAACTGGCGGAAGTGGTGGTGGTGGAAATGGAACAACCTCTAGTAGTACTGGAGGCGCAGGAGACCCAAATACAGGCTCTGGCGGTGGTGGTGGCGGTATTTCTGATGGTGGAAATTTTGGAAGTGGTGGTAATGGCGGATCAGGCGTTGTAATAGTTAAGTACCCCGACACATTTACTATTTCTAACGCAGGTGGCGGTTTAACCTTTACAACAGCAACTGCTGGTGGCTTTAAAGTTACTACATTTACTGCTGGTACAGGCAGTGTTAGTTTTGCATAAGGACGAATAATGCCCATCTCAACAATAAACCAAAATGGCTTAAACGCTCCGCTGACGCTAACTGCGCCTGTAATTTCTACAATTACTAATGGGGCGGCTACGCTTACTTTGCCAACCACGAGCGGTACTGTTGCTTTAACTTCACAAATTCCAACGGCAAAAGTTATAAATGTTGAAAGAATTCAAAATAGCACTAGGGCATCACTCCCTACTACTGGGTCTACTCCCGTGACACTAACTACTTTTACTTATAACAAACAATCAGCGTCAAGTTCTTTGATATTTATAATAACGATTCCAGTTTGGGGCAGTTACAGTGGAACTTGTGCGTCTGATTTAACCTACGGGTCATCATCTGCTTTTGGTTCTCTTTATTATGTTTTTTCAGGACAAAACTTTGTTAATCCAATGCAAGGTCAAGCAACGCTAACTGGCTATACAACAACAGGAAGCCAAACGCTTACTGTTAGATATTACGCAGCCGATAATGCGACTAGCAAACCCGGAAGTATAGTAAACCCAAACTCAAGTGATGACTCTAGAAATATACAGAATGTTTCTACTGTTACTGTAATTGAGTATTCATAAGGATTTAATCATGGCACTATTTGATAATGTAATTTCTACATACGCTGGGTTTCCGGGATATCAAGGCAACCCACCCACCACAGAACAAGAATATGCTTCTGTTGATTGGTTTGGTGATTGGCAAAAGCCAGCTTGGGAAGAATTGCAAGTAAAAATTAATCAACTTAGTATTCAGGTTAATCGTGCCGCAGAATACCCACCTATTACAGAACAACTAGATACAATTTTTCATGGGGGTTTAGACGCATGGAAAACCCAAATACAAGCCGTAAAAAATAAATATCCAAAAGAGTAAAGATGCCATACATCGGAAACCCCATATACCAATCGGCTTTTGTTACCGACCAATTTACTGGTAACGGATCTACTACGGCTTTTACAATGTCGGTAGCTCCTGCTGGGGTATCGAACGTATTAGTTGCAGTCAGCGGGGTTTTACAAGACCCAAGCACATATAGCGTAGTTGGTAACACGCTTACTTTTACAGCAGCCCCACCCTCTGGTACAGGCAATATCTCATGCCGTTATCTTGGCGTACCTGCTTCTGGCGTAACAACCACAGCATACAGAACCGTAACGGAGTTCACAGCAACAGCTAGCCAGACTACATTCACACCACCAAGCTACACCGTGGGGTTCATCAATGTCTACCTTAACGGCGTTTTGCTTGGCTCTGCTGATTACACTGCTTCTAACGGCACAACCGTAGTCTTGGCTACTGGTGCTTCCGCTGGCAACTTACTTACTGTTGAGAGCTTCTTGGTTAGTTCAGTATTAAATGCCATACCAAATACAGCGGGTTCTATTAGTTTAGCTGGTTCTGTTGTTACTGGTACGTTGCCTGTGGCTAACGGGGGTACAGGGGTAACTACATCTACTGGTACTGGGGCTACTGTCCGTGCGGCTACTCCGTCTTTCACTACAACCATTGGGGTTGGCGGTGCTACTCCATCCGTTAGCGGTGCTGGTATTACTTTTCCAGCTACACAGTCCGCATCATCTGACGCTAATACGCTAGATGATTACGAGGAAGGTACTTTTACTTCTACCGTTTATTACAACACAAGTGTTACGGCAACCTCATTTGGTACAACTTTAACAATAACAGGAAGTTACGTAAAAGTTGGAAAAATGGTGCAAGTAAACTTTCCATACATAGACCGAAATGGTACATTTGGTGGCTCAAACGTGGTTATTTTTTATATGAGTTTGCCATTTACTGTTGGTACGTTTTCAGGACCGGGTATTTTGACAAATAACTACAACATTGGTGCTAGGTACACAGGCACTGTATTTTCTTCTTGGATAACTTGGGCAAATGCAAACGGGGGGTCTAGTCTAATGCAAATTGGTAGTTCTACTTATAACCAAGCCGGTAGCGGTTACATTACCTTAGAAACTTCGGGTTCAGGTTTGTCGTTTTCGTGTATGTATGTTTCACTTGACTAAACGACTTTAAGGAATAAACATGGCACTGACAGAACGCACAGAAATTGACCGCATTGAAGTGGTAGCTAGTTGGAACATTCAAGTCCGTCAAGCTACAATCATTGAGCGAGATGGTGAATTTGTATCAAAAACTTTCCATCGTTGGTTACTTACACCAGATCAAGACATTTCATCTCAACCCGACAATGTACGAGCAATTGCTAATGCAGCATGGACACCCGAAGTTCGTCAAGCATACGAGGCGTTTAAAGCCGCACAAGCTGAAAGGCTACCACAATGACACAAGCAGCTAACTTAGCAGCGCTCGGTACTAACGCAGGTACGACTGGTATTTTGCCAGCGGCAGGGGGTGGTACAGGAACTTCAGCAGGCGTGACTGGGTTTAAGAACCGCATCATCAATGGTGCGATGGTGATTGACCAGCGTAATGCTGGTGCTAGTGTTACTCCTACAAATAATCAATTTTTAGTAGATAGATGGCAGTTTACACTTACACAGGCATCAAAATTAACCGCACAACAAAATGCTGGTTCAGTAACACCGCCAGCGGGATTTACTAATTATTTAGGTGTAACTTCTTCTTCTGCTTATTCTGTTGGTTCAGGCGATATTTTTATGATTCGCCAAACAGTTGAAGGATTTAATTCTGCCGATTTTAATTGGGGTTCTGCTAATGCTAAAAATGTAACTTTGTCGTTTTGGGTTCGCTCTAGTGGGCTGACTTATCCAGCAACTTTTGGTGGTTCTTTTGTAAATGTAAATAGTGATAGGTCATATCCATTTACTTACACAATTTCAGCCGCAAACACTTGGGAATACAAAACTGTAACTGTTGCTGGTGATACAAGCGGAACTTGGAATACAACAAATGGTGCTGGCATTTATTTGCAATTAGGATTAGGAGTTGGTTCAACTTATACTGCGGCATCAGGTTCATGGGCGGCTGGTAATTATTTAAGTGCTAATGGAGCAACATCCGTAGTCGGCACAAACGGAGCAACTTTCTACATCACAGGAGTTCAGCTAGAGGTAGGCTCTACAGCTACTAGCTTTGATTACAGACCTTATGGAACTGAGTTAAGTCTTTGCCAACGCTATTTTGCAAGATTAGGTAATGGGGCTCAGTATGCTAGCTTAGGTTCAGGATTTACCAGTGCAACAGTAAGGGCTATTGTAACAGCCCATTTACATACAGTAATGAGAGCATCGCCTACTGTTTCTATGTCCAATATGGCTATTACGGATTGGGAAAACTATACGACTGCTGTAAGCACAATAAACGCTACTTATGCAACTCCTGATGGTGTTTTATTAAACATAGCTGGAAGTGGTTTTACTGCTTTTAGACCTTGTGCATTTATATTAAACACAACTGCTGGTTATGTAGATTTTTCTTCGGAGTTATAAATGTATAAACAATGTCCTGACCACATGGGAAACAAAGCATCAAGTATTATTCGCACACCAGACGGAGCTTGCATCCCATTCGACCCAGCCAACACAGACTACCAAGCATACTTAAAGTGGGTAGCTGAAGGTAACACCCCAGAGGAGGCAGACGATGCCGCTAACTAAAGTCCAAAGTGCGATGATTGGTGGCGGTTCTTCAATCGCTTTTTCTCCCGGCGTACCTGTATACGAGAATACCCAAACAATCAGCACTAACTACACAATTACGGCAGGTTCAAGCGCTATGTCTTCTGGGCCAATTACAATCGCATCAGGCGTCAGCGTAACAATTCCTTCAGGTTCTAGGTGGGTGATTCTATGACTTCTTTAACGCTTCTTGGTGATACCAGCGGTTCAATAGTTTTGGACGCCCCTGCGGTTTCGGGCTCTACAACTATTACTATGCCTGCTGCAACTGGGACAATGATGGTTAGCGGTAATATGCCATCATTTAGTGCATACACAAATGGCGGTCAAACTTTAGGAACAGCAGAAACTAAAATACAATTTAATAATGAAGATTGGGACACAAATAGTTGTTTTGACACTTCTAATTATCGGTTTACTCCAACTGTAGCTGGTTATTATCAAATAACAGTTAGCTTTTCTGTGGGGGTATTTACAGGCTCAACTCAACCAATTATTTATAAAAATGGTACTCCTTGGATGTATGGGACATATCCAAATACATCTGCGACAGCACCGAATTGGACTTATTTAACTGGTTTAGTTTATTGCAATGGTTCAACTGACTATATTGAAGCCTATGCTTATTGCACTACTACAGCAACATCACAAGCAAATGGATTTTATAAATTTCAAGGTATTTTAGTAAGGACTGCGTAATGACTTTATACGAAAAAATCTTAGCAATTTACCCAACTCTTTCAGAGCAAGACTTTAGACCAATTACAGGCACTATTGGTCTTAGAAACGATTCAGACGGCAAAGGCGACTACATCGCCAAGTGGGAACACCCAACCCTACCAAAACCAACCGATGAGCAACTAGCATGACAACAACACTCAACGCCACAACCTCAAACGGTCTGGTAGTTACACCAGATAACTCAGGGGTAATAGAACTACAAAGCAATGGCACTACCGAGCTAACAATATCTTCTGCTGGCGCTTATGGACAGCTTATTTCTGGTACTGCCGTAGCTTCTACGAGTGGCACTAGCATTGATTTTACGAGTCTTCCTTCATGGATTAAGCGTATTACAGTAATGTTTAATGGCGTGTCTTTAAATAGCACAGCAAACCTCTTTATTCAATTAGGAACTTCATCGGGGGTTGTGTCAACTGGGTATACATCTACATCAAATATATTTAACAATGCTTCAGGTTCTTCAGGGTCATCATCTACAAGTGCATTTTTAATTTTTGATGGCACGGCAGCTTATGCTTTATCTGGTACTTGTGTAATAACTTTAGTTTCGTCAAATACTTTTGTAGCTACGCATTCTTATTTAGTTAATACTACCAACATTGTTCTTGGTTCTGGTAGCGTTTCTTTAGGTGGTACTTTAGATAGAGTACGGATCACTTCTTCAAACGGCACAGACACTTTTGATGCTGGCTCAATTAACATTCTTTACGAGGGCTAGACCATGGCTTTAATTCTAAGTGGCGATACTGGGGTTCCAGCTAGTGGCATGCCTACGGGGTCTGTGATTCAAGTGATACAACCGCCAGTCTATACAACACCTTTTTCAACCTCAAGTGGAACTGCTGTCAACACAGGTTTTTCTGCAACAATTACACCAACGTCTTCTAGCAGCAAAATATTAGTTATTGCTTACAGCACTTTAGGTGTTCCAACAACCGGAATGAACGGGCATATTGATTTAAGAAGGGGTACATCAACAACTCTTGCTACTGATTGGTATGTAACTTACGGAGCGGCTGATTATTTAAATGCTGCGTTTACAGCAGTTTATTTAGATTCACCAGCAACAACTAGCTCAACTACGTATAACTTATATGCTTACAGAGATGGTGCGGCTGGAACATTTTATGTTGGTGCAAGACGAGATGGCGGTAGCCCTGTTAATACATCTATAACTTTAATGGAAATCAAACAGTAATGTTCGGAATCTCAGCCTTTGCTCAATCGCCTTTTGCTGCATTAGGTGGCAATGCGTTTCCAGTTGATTTAGCTGAGAGCTTTACCCTATCTGACGTTTATGCAGGACCGGTTGCTTTTCAGGGGTTGTATGACGAGTCGTTTGCCCTAGCCGATAGTGACGGCGGGGCTACATCCTTTGATTTTTTTGTTACCAATGCAGAAAGCTATTCACTAGATGATAACGCCGCTGGTGTTGCTGACTTACTAGTTGCTCAAGCCGATTCCTTTACTTTATCAGACGTTTACGACGGTCCAGCGGCTTTTGCTGGCTTAATTAACGACACTGCCACGTTTACAGACGAATATGCCGGTACAGGTAACTTCCCACAAGACAACGCTGAGACCGCTACATTTACTGACGTTTGGAATGCCAATGCTGATTTTGTGGGGGCTATTGCAGAAAACCCATCGTTCTCGGACGTTTATGTAGGCACTCAAGGCTTCTTCCCAACGGTTTTGGAGTCGTTTGGTTTAACAGACGTTTGGGCTGCGCAAGCTGATTTTGGTCCATCCATTGCCGAACTAATAACCTTTATAGACTCGCAAATTGCAAGGGGTTGGTTTAGAATTGATGATGACCAGACAGTAACTTGGCAGGCTGTAAACAACACGCAAAGCATCACTTGGCAAGACATTGGGAACAGTCAAAATCCCAATTGGGTAGAAATCGACAACTCGCAAGAGTAAGGATAAATTATGGCAAGTACATTTTCACCGTCACTACGCATCGAGTTAATTGGTAACGGAGATCAGTCCGGAACTTGGGGAACCACGACCAATAACAACCTAGGAACCCTTATAGAACAAGGGATTACGGGCGTTCAAAGCATTGTTATGGCTAACGCCAACTACACGCTATCCAACTTTAACGGGGTATCGGACGAGGCTCGCAATGCGGTTTTGGTAGTAAGTGGTACAAACGGCGCCATACGGCAAATTATCTGCCCCTTGGTTAACAAGACCTATATTGTCACTAACAACACT